GGCAGGAGCCCTATGGCCACGCCATCGCCCGCGTCTCGCGCTTCGAGGAAGTCGGGCGATCGAAGATTTACAACACGTCGCAGGCGCCGGTGATGGACCTCGAAACCGGCAACGTAGAGGACACATCCTTCCGCCAAGGGAACCAGCAGGAGTGGAGCACGGAATGCCCATCGTGCCGCAAGGTTCACCCCATCGCGTTTGCCTTAGACAAGAACGAGGACACCGGTCTGCGCGGCGGAGTGGTCTGGGACGCCGCGGCAAAGCGCGACGACGAGACGTGGGACGTGCCGCGCGCGGTCGCCTCGTGCCGCTTCCGGTGCCCTCACTGCGGCCACGAGTCGCCCGACACCGACACGACGCGCAACGGGTGGAAGCGTGCCGGTCGCTTCGTGCCAATGAACCCGACCGCGCCGTCGGAGATCCAGAGCTTCCGCGTGGAGGCGGTCGTCAGCCGGCCGATGCGGCTACTCGTCGAAGAATTCTGCGAGGCCGACAATCACCACGTTCGGCAGGGCGACGACAAAATGAAGATCGAGTTTCGCACGAAGCGCGAAGCCCGCCCGTGGATTGTCGAGAAGAAGGTGGTGAACCTCTTCGTGCAAAAGTCCGATTACACCGTCGCGCAGTTCTCCAACGGCGAGGGCATCGACGGCGAGCTCATCCGGTTCATGGCAATCGACCGCCAGCAAGACCACTGGTGGGTTGAAATCGGCGCGTTCTCCTCGGCGACGGGGCCGACCTACAAGCAGCTTTATTTCGGCCGCATCGAGACGCGGGACCAGCTTCGGCAGATGCAATGCCGTTACAAGGTGCAGGACGCGTGCGTCGCTCAAGATCGCGGTTACCGACCCGCGGACGTGGACCGAGATTGCGCCGACTTTGGCTGGCGAGGTATGCGCGGGCACGCACGGAAGACGTGGACGATGAAGGACGACGCGAGCGACAAGTTGATTAACTTCCCGTTCTCGGAGCCGCGCACGAGCGACTACCGCGGCGGGGATGTCTACTACTACGACTGGTCAGGCGATTACTTCAAAGACCTGCTCGCGAACGCGCTGGAGGCCAAGGGCGATTTGAAATGGCTCCTACCGGCGGACGTCAATCCGCTCTACCTCGAACACCTGCGGGGCGAGTCAAAGGTGGAGATTCGCACCGGCGTCTGGGAGTGGCGCGAGGTCAAAAGCAACGCGCCGAATCACGGCTTGGACACCTCGGCGATGATGCTTTGCATGGCGACTATTGCGAACGTCGTGCGCTACACGCCGGTGAAAGACTGACTCTATGACCACTGCAACTGATAGTCCTCCCCTCGTGACCGACGAAGCCCCTAGTGCGCGTGTTGAATCTGGGCGATCGGTTCTGCCATCCGTTCACTTTTCGAGCGCCTCTGACAACTGGGCGACACCTCAAGACTTCTTCGACAAATGCAGCGCGGAGTTTGGGCCGTTCGACCTCGACCCGTGCGCCGGAGCAGGCAACCACAAATGCGCCCGCTATTTCTCGCTGGAGGAAAACGGGCTAGCCCAAACGTGGCGCGGGCGAGTCTGGATGAATCCGCCGTATGGCCGCACAATCGGCGACTGGATGCGTAAAGCCTACGAGTCAGGACAGGCGGGCGCACTCGTCGTGTGCCTCGTGCCAGCGCGGACAGACACAGCATGGTGGCACGACTACGCGGCGAAGGGCGTGGTGCGCTTCATTCGCGGGCGGCTAAAATTCGGGGGGCACAAAAACTCTGCGCCGTTCCCCTCGGCCCTCGTGATCTTTCCTGCGCAGATGACCCTCGTTCCCTAGTTACGGACGACCCTAGTTTGACGTTTCGAGCCTTGGTATGCTCGACAACCCATTTCTCGGACTGGATAGCGCGACCCTGACGGCGCTCAAGACCAAGACAATTGACGCCATCCAAGCGGTGCTCCTCAACCAGAGTTACAGCCTGAACGGCAAAAGCGTGAGCCGCGCGGATCTCAACGCGCTCAATAATATGCTCGGCAACTTGCAGGACGCATTGACGGACGCTGCGGGCACGTCAACGGATACCACATTCGTGAGCTTCACGGGAAACTGAAATTATGGACAACGACATTTTCGACGCGTCAAAACTGATCGCCCAGAAACCGTGGCTCGACCGCGCGCTCGAAAACATTGCGCCGACATGGGCGCTGAAACGGCTGGAGGCTCGCGTCGCGAAATCACTTTTCGAATACAATGCGGCGCGGACGAATCGGCTGTATGCTCCGAAACAATACGCGCAGCCAGCGGAGTCATCGCAGAACCAGCGGGACCGCGTCGTGATGATGTATGAGGCTCAGGACTTGGTGCAGAATTTCCCCGAGGCTCGCGAAATTTCGCGCAAGTTCGGGACGTATTTAACGCCCAACGAGTATTCTCCGACGACCGGCGATCGCGACTACAACCAGACCATCAGCGAGTATTTCCACGCATGGTGCAAGACGTGCGACGTGACGAACCGGCACAGCTTCAAGAAGCTCGTGCAGCTCGCCGCCGAGGAAAGGCCGGTCGATGGTGACTGCGGCTTCGTCATCCGTCGCAGCGGCGAAGGGCTCAAGTTGCAACTCGTGCCCGCGACGCGCATCGGCAACCCGAACGACACGGCGGTCGCGTCGAACAACTACTTTCAAGGAATCATCACGAATGACTTTGGCCAGCCCGTCGCGTATCGGATTTATCGAGTCACGCGTGACGGCGTTTACTTCGGCGCGGAGGACATTCCCGCGAATCAGTTTTGTCACTACATGGACCCCTTTCGGGTCGATCAGTATCGCGGAATCACGGATTTTCACGCCGCGATTCAGACCGCGCGGATGCTCCACGACATTCTGCAAGCCGAGAAGGCGGGCGTGCGCTTTTCCTCGCAGCAGGCCGCGCTCATCTTTAACGACCGTGGCATCGCGAATCCGCGCAATCTGTTCCAGCCGAACCCTGCGCTCTCGCTCCCGAATGGACAGCAGCAAAAGAACGAGCTCACCGAGGTCGGCATGATTAGGTATTTTCAAAACAGCGATCGCGTCGAGGTGATGCCGTCGCGTCCGTCGCAGGCGTTCACCGGTTTCGTGCAGCATCTCATGCACGAGATTGCTCTGGGCGTGGGCGTGCCTGAGGGCGTGCTCTTCGGCACGCAGGATTACAAAGGGCCGAGCGTCCGTGCCGAGTTCGCCGCAGCCGATCGCGTCTTCACGCGCCAGCAGGGCGTGCTCACCGACAAGGTCCTCGACCCGATCAAGGACGCCGTAATTCTCGACGCCATCGCGCGCGGAGAAATCCCACCGCCTCCGCTTCTCGCGGGCGAGACGATGGTTCACGCGTTGCGTCGCGCGACCTCGGGCGAGTGGCGTTTTCCCGCGAAGCTCTCGATCGACGTGGGCCGCGAGTCGGCGGCGAACATGAACGAGAACCGGCAGGGCGCGAAGTCGTTGCAAGAAATCGCAGCGGAAGAAGGCACGGACGCCTTCACGCGACTTGAGCAGATCGCAATCGAAGCCGCTTACGTCAAACAGCTCGCCGAGAAGTATGGCGTGCCCGAGACGGCGATTCGCCTCACGACGAACTCCTTGCCGAGCACGCCCGCAGCCGCAGCCGCAGCAGGCGACGCGGTGGGCGTCAGCGCGGCCGAGGCGCAGGCGGCGAGCGTCACAGCTTCCGCGACGGGCGGCGAATCCACGGACGTGGCCGCGATTGCGGGCGTCGAGTCCTTCCCAGATGTGTCGCCCGAACTCGCACCGCTCAACGGCGCGCAGATTGCGGCGGTGCTCTCCATCCTCGAGAATTTACGCGCGGGCGATCTCACGTCGGAAGCCGCCGAGACGCTGATGATCTCCGCAGGCATGGCGAAAGAATCCGCGAGCAAGGTCGCCGGTTCCGTCGCGGGACTACCAAAGCAGCCGTCGAAAGTATCAGCTTCGGCGATGCACAACCGCATCCGACTTGCTCGCGCGCACGAGGAAAGCAACCTCGTCACGATCAACTTCGCCGATGGCTCTTACATCCCGACGAACGCAATGGCCGACAACGCGCGCCGTGCGCTCGCCATTCGTGAAAAGAAGCCGATGTCGCAACGCGGCATGACCAGCGTCGGCATCGCGCGGGCTCGGGACATCATGAACAAGCGCCCGATGTCGGAAGACACCGTGCGGCGGATGAAAGCCTTTTTCGACCGGCACGAGGCCGACAAGCAAGGCGAGACGTGGAAGACGCAGGGCAAGGGCTGGCAGGCTTGGAACGGCTGGGGCGGAGACGCTGGGTATTCGTGGGCCACGGCAATCGTCGAGCGACTGAACAAGCCGCAAGCCAACTCCGCGACAAATCAAAACCGCACCGAGTTTTCCGCCGCAACCGAGGTCGCGATGGTGCTCCACGAAAAGCCCGAGAACCCCAACGACTGGCTGACCGCCGTTGAGCAATACCGCAAGCAGCTCGACATCCGATGCGGAGAGGCCGCGAAGCCAATCGTCGGGAAATCAATCATCGAGCACACCTTTGCAACGCAGCCAACGAGCGCGAAGAAATAATAACTTTATGGATACACAGACGCAAATCGACCGGCTGATCGAGTTGGCAATCGTGCAACGCTCCGAGCTGAAACAGCTTGTTTCCGAATTGCCGCAACTTCGCGAGTATCTCGGCGCGGAAATCGAGCGCACGTTCGAGGAGACCGAGCCGCAGATTCGCACCGAGCTCGAAGAGTTTTGCAAAGCGCGCGCAAGCGACGAGCACGCAAAGACCGGCGCGGCGCTCGCTGCGAAGATCGAAGAACTCGCGAAGGCTTTGGAGGTCACGACCGCCGCAAAGTATTCGGTGCTCATGGCCGAGCGCGCGGAGAACGTGAACCTGCTCGCGAAGGCCGAGGCGCGCATCGAGGATGCGGCTTCAATGCTCACGCACGCCGTGAAGGAAATCGTCACCGACGAGCTCTCGCGCTTCCCTCGCGCTGGCGAAATCGACCAGCTTCGCAAGGAGTTTGCCGAGCCTCGCGGGCTGAATCCTCGTGGCCGTTGGATGCCCGATGAAACGTATCAGCGGCTGGATCTCGTCACGATCAACGGCGACAGCTTCGTGTCGAACATCGACGGCAACCGCGAGCGCCCGAGCCGCACGGCTGGCGACTGGACTCTGAGCGCAGCGCGCGGCAACGGGGGCGGAGGTGGCGTTACCTCGCTGACCGACCTCGTGTCAGTGCCGAGCAACGGACAGCTTCTAATCGGCAACGGCTCGGCGTTCGTGAACTCGACGCTCACCGCTGGCACCGGCATCGCGATCTCCAACGGCGCGGGCTCGATTACGATCAGCGCGACCGACGGCAACATCACGCTTGACGACGGCACGGAGGCGGCGCCTTCGCTGAACTTTACCGACGACGCCAACACCGGACTTTACCGGCCAACGGCAGACACGGTCGGCATTGTCGGCGGAGGCCACGACATCCTGCGGCTGACTGACGTGGCAAGCGCAACTGACTACGTCGAAATCAAAAATGGCATCGGCATCGGAAACCCGCTCCACATTCTTGCCGAGGGTCCGAGCGCGAACATCGGGATGCACTTGCAGCCAAAAGGCAGTGGGCTTCTCACGATTTCGGACGGCACGGATTTCAGCAAGGGTATCCGCTTCCGCTCCTCATCGAGTGCCACAAGCGCGATCACGTTGCTCGATGCCGTTTCGACTACGGGGCAAGTCATCACGCTGCCGAATGCGACGGACACCCTCGTCGGTCGTGCGACCACGGACACGCTGACGAACAAGACGCTGACGAGTCCGACGATGACCGCGCCGGTTCTTGGAACGCCAGCGAGCGGGACGCTAACCAACGCCACCGGCCTTCCGATCTCCACCGGCGTCAGCGGCCTCGGCACCGGCGTGGCGACGTTCC